GTTACGAAGAATGCTGTATTTATAAAAGTGAATTGAATGGATTTGAGTGGTGGACAGGCAAAGAATGGTCGAAAGATAAAAAATTATATCAAGATTTATGCAGAAGAGATTCTGCGATAGAGATTAAAAATGCCAATTGTGATATATGAACCAAGACAAGAATTAGAAGTAGAAACTCCAAAAGGTAGGGGAAGAATTTGGTTAGTTACTGAATATGGCACTGAAATAGAGAAAGTATTTACTGTTATTCTTAATAATGGATTAATATGGGAATTTACTAATAAGGATGTTGTTGCAACAAAGAATATTACAATGGGGCGATACAATGCTGAACCTTTACCAACAAGTTGAGAAATTCTTTAGCAAATCAACAGTAGTTATTGTTGATATAGATAACACTATTATTCGTAATGGTATATATCCAATTAAAAAAATGATTGATTATGTTAATGAATTAGCAAAAACAAATAAAATTTATATAGTTACAGGAAGACCAGAATCAGATAGATCAGAAACAACAAAAGTTTTAAAAAAATCAGGAATTAAATATAATAGACTAATGATGAATAATATTGGAAACAATAAAGAACAACAATTAGAATCAAAAAAGAAACACGCAGAAAGCATTAAGGACAAAGTTATATTAGCAATAGATGACAATCCAAAAGCAAGAAATGTATATAAGCAATTAGGAATAAAAACAAAAAGTCCTAAAAAATGAAATTTGTTACAAAAGAAGATTATGATAAAAAATGTAAAGAAGACAAATATTTTGTTAAAAGATGGAATTATTATAAAGAAGTAATAGAAATTGCAAAAAATTTAAATCCACTGTCTATTTTAGAATTAGGATGTTCATATTTTCCGTTGTGTTTAAATTCCGTAAGAATAGAAAAACAACATAACAAACATATAAATTATGTATTTGATTGTACAATTACACCTTGGACATTCAATCATAAGTTTGATTTAGCTATATGCTTACAAGCATTTGAACATTTTGAAGGAAGACAAAAAAATGTATTTAATGAACTTAAAAAAATAGTTAATAAACTCATAGTATCAGTTCCATACAAGTGGAATAGACCAAATGATTGTCATCATAATATAAGTGAGGAAACTTTATTTGAATGGTTTGAAGAAATACCAATATTAGAAAAAATAGCTATTGACTCTAATACAAAAAGATTAATATGTCTTTATGATTTCACTAAATAATATTACTTTGTGTGCTGTTGATTGCTTAAATCATAAAAAAGCAATTTCTGCCATGTTATATAGTATGCAAAGTATAAATTTTAAAAGATGTATATTTATATCTGATAAAAATGAACTAAAAACAGACAGAATAGAATTCATACAAGTAAAAAAAATAAATAGCAAGGAAGAATATAGTGCTTTTATTTTGCGTGATTTAGTGAAATATATAAATACAGAATATGTTTTATTAATTCAATATGATGGATTTGTAATTAATCCAGATTCTTGGTCAGAAAAATTTTTACAGTATGATTATATTGGTGCTCCTTGGAAAAATCATGATCATGTAAATAAAGTTGGCAATGGCGGTTTTAGTCTAAGGTCAAAAAAATTAATGGAACATATATCAAATAAATATCAAAATAAACCAATCATATTTAATGAAGATTTAGAAATATGTTATCACTCTTATGATGAATTAATAAAAAACGAGTTTAAATTTCCAGATTTAAGAACGGCTTTTGAATTTTCAATAGAACATAAAACAGAAGAATATAATGAAAAACCATTTGGCTTTCATGGATTTCCTTTTACAAAAATAGGTATTGAATCAAAGATAAAAATCTTAGATTGGAGCAAAAATGAAGGTTTATACTAAAACTGGAGATGATGGAACAACTCTTTTGCCAAAAGTTGGGCGTGTTCCAAAAACCGATCCACATATTCAACTTCTTGGAAGCGTGGATGAGCTTAATGCTTCAATAGGTCTTGTAAATCAAAGATATATATTAGAACTTAAAGTTCAAAACATTTACGATTTTATTGTTGAAACACAGAAACATTTATTTGATATAGGTGCTGAAATAGCTACCGGAAAAGAAAGAATTAAAGAAGATCACATTAAACAACTTGAGCAAAAAATTGATGAGATGACAAAACATTTAAAGCCACTTAAAAATTTTATTATACCATTTAATCATTGCGAAATTCATCTTGCTAGAGCAGTATGTCGTAGGGTTGAAATTGATTTAGTTAAATTAATGGAAGTTCACCAATATCTTAAAAACATTGTTATATACATAAATAGATTAAGCGATTTTTTATTTACTTTAGCTAGATTATTAGGCCCAGAAGAAAAAATATGGTCAGGAGAATAAGATGATTAACTTGCCTTTGGCAGATAGACACTGTGGAGAATGCGATGTTTGTTGCACAATTTTGATTGTTCAAGAATTAAATAAACCAGAATATACAAGTTGTCATCATCAAAACAAAGGATGTATGATTTATGATACAAGGCCAGATATTTGTAGAAAATGGTCTTGCTCATGGGTTCTTGGAATACTCCCTGGCGATGAAAGCATAAGACCAAATAATTTAGGATTAATGTTTTATCCAGCACCTAAACAAAATGATTTAGGATTTGCCCATATGCTTGGTCAAGAAGTTTGGGAAAATGCTTCTGACTCTGAACTAGGAAGATCAGTAATTAATTACATAGCAAAACATATGTTGGTATTAATAAGAAAATTTGGATCAAACTCAATTAAGTTTGCTGGTCCAAAAGATCAACAAGAGAAATTTTTAAAAATAGCTAAATAGAAACTTCTCCTGGTATTCTAATATCATTTGAAACTTTAACAAGATCGGCTTTTACATAAAGAATATTATGTGTTTTGCAATATTCATTTGGAAAGAAGTTTTTAATTCTATTTAATTGAAATCTTACTGGAGTTCCAATGTATTTAGCTGTTTCTGCTTTAGTGTAATACCAAAAGCTATTACTGTTCCAAAAACTAATATGTGTTGGATCTTGAAAAGCACCTCTTCCGTCAGTTGATGGAGTTTGCGTTAAAAACCATCCCAGTGGCTTTAAACATCTATAAGCCTCTTTCATAACATGAATTGGGTCTTTAAGATGTTCTAGTGCATCATGTGCTCTTATAAGACCAACTTCTTCATTTTTAAAAGGCCACGGAGAATTAAGGTCATGAATAATATCACCATTTAAAAGATCGATAGACTTATACCCATTTGGTTTGCTAAAACCTCCACACAAATCTATTTTTAATAATCCGTTTAAATCGCACCACTTTTCAGCTAGTTGATAAATATACTTATCATGAATGTTTAGCGTTTCTTCCTGAATAAATGCATTCTTTTCTCCGTAGCATGTATTATCTTTATGTCTGTAATAAATATATAAACACTTGTCTATAAAATGCACTTTTCCTTGAATATATGTTCTGCAAAGGATTTCATGGTCGTCTAAAACTTCCATCTTGTCATTATGACCGCCTATCTTTTCATAAAATGATTTTTTCCATGCCCTAACATGGTTTGGAGAAAACCAAATCTTAGAAAAAGAAGCTGCTGAAGGCTCAAATGATATTAGTTCTAATATTTCTCTGCCTTTATAATTAAATGGTCTGTTCCTCCAGCCAAAATAGTCAGAATATACAAATGGTCTGTCGTTAAAATCAATTTCAGCACAATTAGAGTATGCAAAATCAATGTCTTGGTCTTTATTAAATGCGTTATAAAGTTCTTGCAAACAATCAGGCGTTAACTCATCGTCATGATCAACTTCAACGACTACATGGCAATTTCCAGCCATAGAAGCTTCTTTTTTAAATAAACCTATTAACTTTGAATCTGGCTTAGAAGATTTTATTATTCTTGGCTTAACAGCCAAAGATTCCATATCTATTTTTGCATTTCCATTTGGCAAAACAATCCATTCAAAATCTTTAAATGTTTGTTCTGCTAAAGACCTAGACAATCTAGGTAAATACTGGCCATTGTTTGTTGGTGTTGTTATAGAAAAGTATGGCATTATTTCCAACTGCTTTCTTCTAAGATGTTTTCGCCGTCTTGTAATTCAATTACTATAGCATTTGGTATGGATTTATAAGGAATAAAAATTAATAACTTTCCATATTCTTTAGTGTCTCTACCTTCGTCTATTTTAAAACATATCTCTGAATGTTTTGAATTAGATTTTAAAAATTTGCTTTTGTTATTTTTCTTTTTTGCTTCATTATATATTTTTTGCACATCATTAATAATTTCTTGATTAACAGATTTATTAGCGATTTCTTTGATTTTTTCAGTACTAGAAACAACTATGGTTTGTTTATCTGAAGACAAACATACATAAAAATCTGACTTGGTTCTTACATCTCTACCATGAACAGTTTCAAAACTTTCATTTCTAGGAATAAATTTCATGTATTCATATATAATATCGGATTGATTATCACGACACTTAAATTGAGCGGTTTTATTGTGCTTTAAACATTTATAATCTATCATTAGATTTCTATCTTCTTCTAAGCTGCATTTTTGAAAGTTATATCCAAATCTATGATTTAAATATTTTGCAACTTGATCTGCTAATAAATTGCCTTTTTCAATTCGATCTTTTATGTTTTCTGTCTTAATCATTTAAGTTCATCTCTTCTATGTATTGATTTTTAATATCAGTAAAAGTGCTTATCATTTCTTCAGTAGAAAGATTATGCTCTTTCTTTCGTTGTAATGCATATTCCTCTAGAGTCTTTTCATTCTTGTTTAACATTCTTACAAATTCTTTATGTTCTGTTTTTGGAGCAATTTGAACTATGGTATTATTTGTTCCGTCTTCATTCAATGTGAATTTTTTTCTTATTTCTATATTTACATATCCATCTATAGTAACGATATCGCCACCATTATTAATAATTGTAGATACAATTTCTGGATCTTCATCATCTGAGTAACCAACAAGTTCTTGAAAGTTTTCCAAAGGCATAACTATAAGGCAACCGCTTTTACAATACATCTCACTGTTTAGATCAGAACGAACAGACTTCATAAAAAATTCCTCAACTTAAAAGTTTTTATAAGGATATAAATAGTAATGCCTATAAAAATTCCCTTAAAAATATTTACAAGCAAGAGTTTTATTAACAGCATCAATTGACTCAGCCAATAACTTCTCCATACTCTTTTCTTCGATTTTGCGACAAACATATTCACCAAGACACCAAACTTGATTGATTTTTAAATGAGAAGGAGATTCCATTAAAAATGGTTCTATTGATTTTGACCTATTCGTTAAAAAAACTATACCACAAAAATCATCAGATGGATTTTTAATATAGTCAATAAGTTCTTTTGCAACACCCAAACAAGTCTCGTCATCAAAAAAAACATCAAAGTTGTTCAACATAATTATATGTTTTTTATTGTTATTGCATGACTCTTTTATTAGTGCCATTAAATTATCTAATGACTTTTCCATACTCATAAAATTTTTTGAATTTTCTAGTATATCCATATCTTGTTCTATGGCATAAGTTTTAACTATATTAAAAAAATACTTTGAAATTAAATAATTGTTAGATGTTATAAAAACAACTCTTTCGTTGTTAATATTTAATACTGGATTTAACTCACAGCAACTATCTTTATTTTCTAAGAATTTTTTAAGGTTGTTCAAAAATTGAATCATCTGTTTGCTCCATGCATGTTGGACAAAATACTCTTTTTACAAACCTATAATCATCTACAGAGCTATCCATTAAAAAAACATGACCACATTCTAATTTGGCAATCCATTTACCAAATTTTTTCATTTTTATAGATAATACTTTTTCATTAGATGTAACTACAAATACTTTTTTACCATCTATCTTTAGATTTATAACAAAAAAAACTAATTCTTCAAAATTTGGAACTGTTATTATATGATTATTGTTTGTTTTTTCTGTTACTTTTTCTATATTTGGAAATGATTCTCTACATAAAACACTGAGTAGTGTTTTCCATCCGCACCGAAGTAAATCTTTTTGTTTTTTTGCTGTTTTCCCAGCAATTATATAATATTTCTCATCATTGTATGTAAAAAATACTTTTTTCATTTTTCTGGTAATAAAAAGAATTTGTCATTTTTAAAAACTGGTTTTGTTCTCAAATCATTACCAAATGTGTCTTCAAGTATTACAACGCATTTTGGCATAAAAAGATATTCTTTTAAATATTCATTCGTTATTAATTTTGTGGCAGCTTCATTAAAATCGTTTGTTTTAAAAACGAGCTTTCTCTTTTTTTTCTTATCAGCACCTATGTATTCAAGCCAAACATTAAAAAACAATAACTCAGTTGTCATTTTTTATGTCTTTTTGGTTTGTTTACAATATCTTCTGGCTCCCATCCCATTATATATCTATTTCTAGCAAAACTATAATCTAAATTAGTTCTTCTGCAAAATTCAGCCAATGTCATTATTTCATTTTTATATTCTATTAAAAGATTTGTGTCTAAATCTTGCTTATTCCATTTTATTATAAAGTCTTTTTTAAAACACCCGCAACTAATAGTTCTTCCGTTATGTATATTATTTAAATAAACAATTTTTTCTTTACCGCAATCGCATTTAACCTTGACTCTTTTACAGATTTGACCAGAAGGCATTACTTTTGGTTCAACTTCTTCTAATATCGTTAGTCTTCCTATTCTCATAAAATTCTTTCGCACATTTATCGCACATTTCAATCCAGTCATCACCAAGCATGAAATTTGCTTTATCTATATCATTTATATTAATAACTTCACTACAGACTTCGCAACAATTTGAGTTATTAAACATACAGCTAAAACAAAGATCTATTTCTGATTCTAAATAATCTGGTAGTTCACAATCACATGACTGACAAAATTTCATTTTGATATTAACCTCAAAAAGAAAAGGGGAGCATAAAGCCCCCCTTCTTTATATACCGCATTATTAACGGCATCGACCACGAATAATACCAAATCTATGATGAGATTTAGCACTTCCGCAGTTTCCAGATCCGCAAGTAGCTACTGCTTCCTGCTTTGCTGGAGCTTCAACTTTCTTCTCTGCTACTGGTGCAGCAGCAACACTGCATGAACCATTAGAACAAGAAGAACCACCACGCAGTCTGATTCCGTCCACAGATTCAGAACTGGTAGCAATGGCAATCGCCATAATGAAACTCAACATAACTATCCTCCTTCAACAAAAACTAAGTTGGCAACACACCAACTTCCTACTCACTTATTCGTCAACGCTGACGAAAACTTAACATAACAATTTAAATTATTTTATCAATCTTTAACTTCTAGATATTTAGAATTTCTTCTTGCTCTGAGATTATTGCTTTTCTCTTTACACTCATGACACAAACGAACATAAACTTTGTTTGGAGATATAAATTCTTTATTGCACCATCCCAAACATTTTACTTTTCCTGCGTATTTTTTAAGCACAAAAACTCCTTTTAAAAAATATCTAAAGGTTTTCCTTCTGCAATATTCATAGGTCTTCCGATGTTATCTCTAATTTGAGCAGAAAGATCCATGTCTAAAGCTTTATAAACAGTTGCGTAAATATCGCCAATGGTACATGGCTTATCTTTAATATCTAACCCATCTTTACTTGTTGATCCATACGCTTGACCGCCCTTAATTGCACCACCGCCAACGACAACAGACCAACATCTAGCCCAATGGTCACGCCCACCATTTTGATTAATCTTAGGAGTACGACCAAATTCGCCCATCCAAAGAACTACTGTATCTTTCCATAAACCAATATCATTAAGTTCTTTTACCAAGTTTCCAAAACCTTTATCAAGCCGAGGGCCATTACCATTCCTAATAGTAGAAAAGATATTATTATGATTATCCCATCCGCCGAGATCGACTTGAACACAACTAACTCCCTTCTCGACAAGTTTTCTAGCAAGAAGGCATCCCATGCCAAATTGGTTCATTCTACCGCCATAAGCTTCAATAGTGGCGGTGTTTTCGTTTTTAATCTCAAATACTGTCCTAAGTGGCGATATGGTAAGATCAAAGGCTTTACCATAAATAGACGAGTGAGATTCAGCCACATTGCCTAAATTTTCTCTATCTTTAGCCTTTTTAATATGAGGCATTACTTTTTGGGCAAATTCATCTTCTATTCCATAGAACAATCTTTGTCTTCTGCGTAGTCTTTCATCGTCATCTCCAAGCGATGCTGGTGCTTTAATGTTTTCTGGTGGAACACCAGGATTCTGCACAACAAATGGTGTGTACATAGCTCCAAGAAAACCTGGGCCAACTCTTTGAGCAGTACCACCAATCCCTATAAAGTTTGGTAAAGCTAACTCTTTAGAACCAATCAAAGAAGAAACTACAGCACCCATAGCTGGATACTGTACTACTGGATTAGGCTGTTTAGCCGTATTCATTAAGTATGTGCCACGCTCATGGCTACCTTCATTAGTAACCAAAGATCGAATAGCCACCAAGTTGTGGAATTGTGAAGCAATCGTTGGAAGAACTTCACTAATCTGCACTCCGTTTGCCGAAGTGTTGATTGGCTTAAAATCTCCACCAGTAGATTCTCCCTGCTTTAGATCCCACAAGTCCATATGACTTGGGCCACCGCTCATCCAAAGAACTATTAATCTTTTGCCCTTTTTCTTTATTGTTTCTTGCTGAGCATGAAGATTTGATAATAGTGCAAGAGAAGCAAACTCAGTAGTATGCTGTAAAAAATGTCTTCTATTCATGGCTTTTGTCTCTTGTGGTATTAATTATCTCATTTCTCATTATCTTAAAGTTTTTAGGAGCACTAACAGATACTTTAACCTGATTAGTACTAAATTTATTTGATAATAGTGTTATTACTACATTTCCATTTGGCGTATAAACAGTAAAAGATTCGCCAAAATTCCTAGTAAAAACTAAATTTCCGTTTTCCATTTCATCTCCAAAATAAGAGGGGCGGTTTTGACAACAAGCCAAAAATGCAACTTCATCCCACCGAACTATGAAAATTGCAATACCGCCCTTTTATCATTTATATTCCAGTATAATTTTTATAGAATCTATCTTTTTATTTAGTTCTCTAATCTGTCTTTCTAGTTCCTTATTTTCATCAATAAGATTAAATTTTGCTATTTCAAAATCAGAATTTTCAATTTCTAAATCTTGAACTATTCTTTTTAATGAACTTATTTCATTTTGAAGTTCTAAAACTTTCAATTGATCTTCAGACTTAACAAAAAACTTTTTGAAAAAACTAATCATACTTACCTCCTTGAGTTGTATATCATCTTATTCGTCACAATCGTCAAAAAATTAATCAGAATCTTTCAAAACTTCTTTCATAGTAAAGATTATCAAATTATATATAAGAAACCAAAAAAATAATTCAATATACGGCCTAGCATTATCAATTATGTTTATTTCCATAGCGTATATAAATACGCCATTATATTTCTTCGGAGAACTTCTCTTTTAGACATTTTTCTTTTTCGCCAGAAATAATTAATTTTTTATTAACAACATCCCAAGTTAATAGACCATCTATATTAATCCAATCTTTTTTATCATAATGAAAAATTGGTTCTGTTATATAAGATTTGTCTTTATAAATATCATCATTCCAATCAACAGAATATCTTCCATCTGTCATAATAACTATATTGCTTATAATATCTATTTTATCTTTTTCGCAAAAGAATGTTATATATATTTTAGAGACATTTAAAGATTCTAGCCTTTTAAATATTTCGTTCTTTGTCAACTTCTACTCCAAATTTTTTACAATATGCATTCATAATTTCATTATACATACTTTTATCTAAGAGTTTTCTAAGTCTTTTTACTTCAGTCAATAGTTTTGGTATATCTTCTATTGCGTGTGCAATAAATCTTGTGTCTTCACTTGTAGCTATATGTGCAACCCATTCTCCGTGATAAAAATACGCCCTTTCTGGACTTTCTGAATATATAAATGAACCGCCCTTATCACAGCTTGAAGACACCCAAGGTCCAGGCGTTGCTCTGTAAAATCTATTTTCTATTTCTCTAAGTTCTTCTTCTGACATACTGATCGACATGGTTTTATTTCCTTGATAATTTCTTTCAAGTATCTAATTTCTTTGATTAATTTAATAACACTTTCGTTGCTAACCCAAGAGCCATTATTAGACTTCATGTCGTTTTCTATTTGCAAAAGTTCGTCTTCTGTCATTTCCATAGTTCAAACTCCTCATATATTATTTGTTGACAATCATGTATACCTCTAATTTTTGCATATCCACGCTCTGAATAAATTGGAACTCCATTTTCTAAACTTTCTGGCAAAATTCTTAGTTCTAAATCGTAAAGTCTAGCCATTATTTTTTCGCCAGTTTCTTTATGAGAAACATAATTTTTATAATGACTTCCTATTAAAGCCAACATTACCAATATAAAAACTTTAATTGGATGCATTTTTCATCCTGACATATTTATACATAAGTTCCACTAAATCTTCAGCTGATTGATTAGCAAGAACTGTATCGCTTTCCGATAGTTGAACAAGTTCGCCTTTAGGGTTAACGATTGCTATTTCAGCGTCTTTGCTTGCCATAAATTTTTTATCTAGACCGCTGTTTTCACAATAATTTTGTCCACCAAATCTTACTGATACTTGATATCCATTTCTAAAACCGATCCTAAAACCATTTCCATCTTTCTTATGACACTGAAACATACTACTCTTCGCTCTCTTTTCTCTTAATAGGCACTTCTATAAAATCAATAATAAACAATCGACCTTCATTGTTTTGATAATACAAGTCTCCGTTTAACCAAAGAAACATATTATCGTTTCTTGGACTTACGGAAACCCCTATATTCTCTTTCGTTCCAACTCTAATTTGATTTAGTTTTGTTTTTCCTTTAAAATCAGCTTCTTTGGCATTCATTTAAAACTCCATAAATACAGGAGTGCTGTCGCCCACATATGCTCCGGCTATATTATATTCATAATATTCTTCGGCTTCTGTAATGTCCATATCGTGTTCTTCCATTAATATCTCAATAACTTTATCTCTACTATATACGACTTTATAATCTTGAAATGATCTTCCAATTCCCATAATTGCATCATCAAATCCATCTGCAAATAAAACAGTTATGCCAGTCTCTTTACAGATTTGTTCAACTTCTTCTCTAGTCATTTTCAATTTCTTTTTTATTGCTAGTAAAGAAAACTTTACTAACTTCTATTGCTAGTAAAGAAGTCTTTACTAATGTTTTCATGTTTTATTTTTTTCAGCAAAATCTATCGCTTGTTTTAAATCGAGCCACAATCCGAATGATCCATTCATTTCTACAACAGTCTTATTATTGAACTCATCATCTACAAAATCAAAAGCTCGTTTGCAAGCAGCTAGAAGTTTAGCTATTACTTCACTTTCTTTGTTTTTCATCTGGATACTCACATTCACATTCAGAACGATATGAATCTAATAATCTAATTACATCTACAGGACATTCAACAATAAACTTAGCTAAATTTTCGCCATATTCTTCTGTATGATCAATAAACATTAAACGCTTTCTTTCTCCATTGTGATATATGAATATTTCCCAACCATCTTTAACTCTAGCACAATTCCATTTTTGTAATGTTGGAGCATCTGACCATCTAAAAAATATTGAATAAAAATCTATAGTGCTTAGTTTTTTTGTCTTAATCCTTTCTTTTTCTGCTAAATATAAACCTAGTAAAGAAAAGAATGTTGAAGCAGAACAAAGTCCAACGCCTATCATTCCAGTAAATTTCCAATCGTCATTGTCACATATTTTTAAATAAGTGGCTTTGAGTATAAATAAACATCCAATACCAAGAAACCAAATTGAAAAATCAGCTATTATAAAAACAATGTCTACAAGTCTTTTAAGCATTTGCTTTCTCGCACAAAAAACATTTAACTTTATGATCCTTACAGATTGTATCTACAGTATCATCAATAATGGCGTTGTGTCCACACTCTAATTTTACAGACCATTTATTATCAAGAACAGGCTTGAGTTCTGTATAATTACCAACACTGTGCAAAATAAAACACTTAGTAATTTTTTCTTCGTCAAAATCATAAACAGATATATTTGTAATGCTTATATTTTCTTCGCCTATCTTTTTAATACTGCAATTTCCTTTTTTGCTAAAAATCTTTTTCGTGTATGGAGTTAAAAGATCAATAGCAGAAATCTTATTACGCAATAAACATCTCTTAACAGATTCACTTGCAAACATGATATAGTTATCATTATCAATTTTAATATTCATTATTAACTCCTTTTGTTGTTACATTAACTTTTTCGATTTGCAGTTACAATTGTTTAAGAGATCCGTCTGGATTACATTTTGTTCTGTAAAGACGAGAATCTCTTTTTGCCATAACTCTAAGATTATATTTTTTTACAGTTTCAGACATTTTTGTTTTTATATCTGCTCCTAAAATTATATAAGGATCATTATTATTAAACTGAATATCATCTCCAGCCCAAATTTTTAAATATTCTGGAACATAAATATATGATTTTTTATTCATAGCCATAAAAGTACCCCATCCATAAGGTCTTTTTTGGCATTTTATTATAGAGACTT